ATAATTATAAGTCACACATCTATCTATTTGATCCGATCCATCTTTTGGATAAAACCAATTTACTTCTGTATATAAAGAATTAGATGAAGAATAAATAACATCGGATGAATTAAAATTAAGACCTAGATTTCCATTCTGAACTGTGAACACAAAGTCTTCTACTAAACAAGGTAAGGCTTTGACAGTACCATCATACATAAAAAACCCACCTTCATTAGACATCCAATATATAGCACCATTAACATAAGAGGCTGCATGCTGTCCTATGCATCCACAGTTAGTGCCTACTTGTCTAACACTAAAAGTAAAAGGTGGACCAACAAATTGAATTACATAAGCAGCAAGATCGGTTATTACAAAAACATAATCTTTACCTTGAAGTGCTGCTCTAATTTCATTACCTGTATCTAATCTAAAAGTACCTGCAGTATTAGTAGCGGTAGGTAAATAAGTATTTAAATCTTCTTGGTTAGAAAATCTTACAAACATAGGGTCTTGTGTTGTTGTATCGCCAATAGTTGTTTCTGTTCCAAAATGAAATAAGTGTCTATCTCTGTCAGAGATTAAAGTAAACCTAGACGCTGTCGGATTACCAGTTGTTACAAAACCAGATGTCGATTGTGACGCTCTAATACCTCGAGCTCCCGATGCTCCAGCATTCCACGTAAAAGTTCTACCATCAAATATAGTTGCAACTAATACTTGACCAAAATTATCAAGACTCCAATTTCCTGGATCTAAAATTACATCACTAGTAGATCGTTCTGTGCCCCAAGTGGAATCTCCATAAGAAGCAGTTCCCCAACCATAACCAGCAGTTTGAAAGGTTGGTCCTACTTCAACATAAGGATTAACGGTTGCTGCACCTGCTGCAGTCATGCCTGTTCCTCCTTCAGCTCTTACAGCTTGAACTGTAAACTTATCTATGTCTGGAACAGTTAATATTTCATAAACTTGTTCTAATTCCTCTGCTGTGTAATCAGAAGCACCTGTAACAGTTACACCTGACAAAGTTACATATCTTCCTTTAGATAAACCATGTGATCCCTTATTAATTTGTAAAACATTTGAACCATTAACTGTTGTTAATGTGCATCCAGTAATAGCTGTATCTAATGGAGTAATATCAAAAAAATCATTACCATAGTATAAAAATAAACCTTGAGAGGTTCCTATAGCAGCGTAGCGCTCTCCTACTAATGAAGTCCAAGCTAATTGTGCTCTAGCTGCTCCAGGTAAAGTTTTAGATGCAACGGTCAATTGTTCCCAACCACCTATTTTTTCAGGCGCGGTATACCTAAAACGTACAAAGTCACCATCTACCCATTGTCCCGGAAGAGCTGAAGGTACGCTTTGTTTATTAAAACCAGGTGCAAAATCTACTTTTTTTAAGGCCATAATTGTGTTATATATTAGTTTTATAGAGAATGAAAGTATCATAATTATGAGCAAAAAACACATAAAAAGATGTTAAACACATACTACTAATATGTCTAAAAAACTTTTAGGGTTAAGGCTTTGTGAACACGATAGTAATATATCTTATTTTGATGGAGAAAAAGTACATTATTTAAAATCAGAAAGACTTTATAATATTAAGCACCATGCTTATGAAAATTTGTGGGAGTGGAAAAATGAAATTAAAAAGATATTTAATATAGATCACAAAGACATAGATGAAATTTCTATAGTTATAGATCCTTGGAGAAATAAACTGCCTACTAATAACGAAGAATTTTATCCAGCTATCGAGTATGAATATTTACCTGTATCAAATAAAGTTTATAGAGTAAATCATCACTTAGCTCATGCTTTAAGTTGTTGGCCTTTATATAATGAAAGACCTGCGTATGAAATAATAATTGATGGATTTGGTGATATAAACAATTCTTGGACTATAATTAAAAATAATAAAATTTTAAGAAGAGGTTATGAAAATAAAAATGGTTCTTTAGGATTAAGTATGTGTAAAGCTGCTCAATGGTTAAATATAAAAAGTAACGACTATGGTGCAGCAGGTAAACTAATGGGTCTTCAATCTTATGGTAAAATTGTAAAAGAATTCAGAGAAACTTTAAACTATGATATGTATTCAATAAATTCATTGTTTGACACAAATAATTTTAATAAATTTTTAAATAGTGATTTGTTAGCTATATTGCAACCTTTGGATTGGATAAGAACTGTTCACGATAGGGTATCTGATATTTTAATAAGTTTTTTTGAAGAAGTTACAGATAAAAACTACAATGCTAGAATATCTTATTCCGGTGGTGTTGCACAAAATGTAATATGGAACACAGCGTTAAAAAATAAATTTAAAAATTTAATAATACCTCCACACTGTAACGATGAAGGTTTATCTTTAGGGGCTTTAGAATATCTGAGAATAAAAAATAATTTACCTAAATTTAAATTAAATAATTTTCCTTATATTCAATCAGATGAATCTCCGACAGATAATCCAAGCAAAGAAACAATTATAGAAACAGCCGAGCATTTAAAAAATAAAAAGATAGTAGCTTGGTATCAAAGCAATGGTGAGATAGGACCAAGGGCTTTAGGTAATAGATCATTACTCTTAAATCCATTAATTGAAAATGGTAAAAACATAATTAATAAAATTAAAAAAAGAGAGACTTATAGGCCTTTTGGTGCTTCAATATTAAAGGAACATGTAAAAGAATATTTTGATACAAACATAGATAACCCACATATGTTATATATAGGAAAAACCTCAAAAGATAATTTAAAATGTATAACTCATGTAGATGGAACTTGTAGATTTCAAAGTGTTGATAAAAATAATCAAACATATTATAGTTTAATTGAACAATTTTATAAAATTACAGGATGTCCATTATTATTAAATACAAGCTTTAATGTAAATGGTAAGCCTATTATGTCCAATATTAAAGATGCAAAAGACTTCTTTAATAATTCTGACATAGATGTTTTAGTGGTAGGAAATAAAATATATAAAAAATAATGAATAAAGTAAGAGTTGAAACTATTTTTCCTAATTTAATATCTATTAAACATTTAGATTTATCTAACTTAAAAATAGTTGGTAAAAAATTTAAAAAAACTTTTGAATCAAAAGTAAAGACTACTTTAAAAGGGCATACCTTATTTGATAAAAATTCAATGAATTACTTAAATATACAGTTAACAGAAACAATTAGTTATTTATTAAAACCTTATTGTAACAATTTTGTATTTAATATAAGTGATATTTGGATTAACAGATATGATAAAAAGGATTATCAAGGTTCTCATGTGCACCCAAGTGATTTTTCATTTATAATTTATTATAAAATCGATAAATCTCATACTGTATTTAATTCTCCTGTAAAAAGTTTGTTAGAAAGTAGAGCAAATAAAATGTTTGCTTTAGACTATCAAACAAATTTTAAGCAAGGGGATATGGTAATTTTTCCATCGTATTTGGAACATTGGGTAAAACCTAATTCTAATAATATAACTATTTCTGGTAATATAAAAATAGTAGAATTAATTAAAAATGAATCTAAAATTTAATTTTAACGATCAATTATTTTGGATACATAATGTTTTACCTGTCGGTGTATACAAAAAAATGTATAGTGATTTAATTAAAAACAGAAATAAAATGGGTTTTATAAAAACAAATACTAATTGGCCTACGTATAAAGAAGAAATAGATAATAAACCTTTAAGCTATGGACAAGCAGATCTCACAAAAAATAAAGTCTTGACTGAATATTTTAGTACATACCACACTCTTTTAAAACATAACCCTTTTGTAAATTTTTTAAATCATAGATTGGAAAGTCATTTAAGATTATCTAAATATAATCAACACTTAACCTGGCACGGAGATGATGCACCCGATAGAACTCACGCTGTTACTTTTTATTTTAACAAAAGTTGGAATCAAAATTGGGGTGGAGAACTTATGTTTAAAAGTAATAAAGGAAGTGGGTTTATACCTGTGGTAGGTAACTCAATGTGTATTGTAAAATGTGGACTTGTACATAAAGTTAATCCTGTATTAAAAAAAACTCACCCTAGATTTAGTATACAAACATGGGTACAACCTATTTCTGGTAATATAAACGGAGAAATAATATTATAATGGAAAAAACATTTAGTATAAACAATTTTATTGGTGTGTATGATAATTACATTACTAAAGAAGAATGCAATAGAGCAATTAAATTATATGAAGATCAAAATAAATTTAATAATACAATTAATAGAATAGATGGAGAACAATCTCCTATACTATTAAAACAGGATAAACAATTTTTTGCAAATCCAGAAAAGTTAGATATTTGGTGGAAAGAATTAGAATTAATGATTTTTAATTTTGATGTAGCTTGGAAACATTATCTTAAAAATACAGGTGCAGCAGATGCTTATGGCATGGCGTTAGATAGTTTTAAATTTACAAATTTGAAAATACAAAAAACTTTAAAAACAGAAGGATATCATGTTTGGCATGTAGAACATGGAGAAGGATTTAATGTTGAATCTAGAGCTTTTGTTTTTTCTATTTATTTAAATGATGTAGAAGATGGTGGAGAAACAGAATTTTTACATTTTTCAAAAAGAGTAAAACCTAAAACAGGGAGAATAGTTATATGGCCTGCGGGTTTTCCATATGTTCATAGAGGCAATTCACCTTTATCTGGTGAAAAATATATT